TTTTTTGCTAAAAAAACCCTTGAAAATCAAGGGTTTTTCGTCCCGATAGGGAATATATTCCTAGTTTTTAGGAAAAAATGGGATTATAGTCCCAATAGGGACATTTTAGACACATCCAGTAGGTTTAGGTAAACCACCATATTTTGCGATTTGTTTCATCGGGCCTGTCTTCCATTCGTCATACAGTCCTTGTGCCTTTCTATCCATACCAAGTGCCTTACCAAAATCTTTAACACGAGGCACCATTGATGTATCTGCATACATATCACGAGCAAGTTCAATGTGTTTCACTTTCTCTTCTGTGATTTCTACACCATCAGTTTCCATCATTTCACGCATGATTTCATCTGTCCAATCACACATACGAATTAAGAATCCGTCACCATCTCTTTCAATGCTCATACTTCATTTCTCCAAAGGTTGTTCTTCATAATATAATCATAGTTCCATCTACCAGCATTATCTCTTTTGATAATGTGTTCTTCATTTAATGTATTTCTAGGATTTACAACATTCTCAGAATTACCACCAATCGGCGCACCCTTTATAGGTTTGCCTAATCCTATTTTTTCAATCATCACTACTCCTGTGGTTGATAGTTTCTAAAGATGCGAATTTCAGTTACATAAGGGTCGCATCCTTCCCCTTCTAATTTTCCACCCATCCACATTGCGAATGAATCTTCATCGTGGAATTGTTGGACGATATGCTGAGTTTCGCTCGGTAGTTCTCTTGTAATCTCTACACGAACATCCCCAGCATATACATCCTTAATGAACATGACTGTAACTGCGAAATAAGCAAACATACCAACTACTAATGCAGCAACCCAGCCTGGGCAATTCTTTTCGTTACAACTTGTTCCTAACATTTTACTTCTCCAATTACTTAGCGTAGTTTTGTGGACGGTAGTAATACTCACGGTCTGCACCGTAGAAGTTACCATCTACATTGGTATCGGTATTACCTTTACCTTTGAAATCACCAGAGGTGCGTCCTTTACCAATGAAAGACATTGAGAAAGATGCCTCACCTTCACCAGTTGCGTTACCAGTGGTGTCTGCAGCGGCAAAGTGTTTACCAGATGCCATTGATTGCACATCATTGTTGTCATTCATAAATGCGAATGAGTTAGATGCGAATAATACTGTTGCGATTGCGATTAAGTTTTTCATTTTAAGTTCCTTGCCCTTGTGGGCGGTAGTAATAAATTTCAGACATAAAAAAAGGCGACTTGTGAACCCCTTTAGCATCGGGTTCTGGGTCGCCTTCATTTTGTCTTATAGATTAGAATATAAGAAAATAATTATATTCCTTTACTATATGTATAACATTTTACCGTTCCACAAGGTAAAAATCAATACTTTTTTGAACAAAAGTTTTTTATGGGGTATAAGTAAATTTTATATTAGATAACCTTTTCTTTGGAGTTCTCTTTGTCTTCTCTCCAAGTCACACATATCTGTGGATTTGGCAAGGTATGCCTCTTCCCGCCTGCGTTGTCTGGTATAAGAATCCACGAAAAACAAATCAGAAAAGAAAGTAAGGATACTTTTCATTTCTTTTTTGCAACCTCTAACATAAGGTGTTTTGCTTCTTCATAGTGTCCCATTTGTGCAAGTTGACTTGCCGCACGAGATGCCCCCATAATTTCAAAAGTTGTAATTATCTTATCAAAAATTACGGAAGTTAAGTTAGCGATTTTGTCGCAAATCTCACAAGTTTCTTTGTAAGCAACTCTGAGTGTTAGTCCAATAGACATTATGTCTTTCTCCTTTTCTGTGTGATGTAGTTATAATATGAAACAACGTCTTCATCTTTTAGATGTTTGACATCGTTGTGATATTCAGTTCGTATGAATCTTACGATATCTGAGTATTTGTTTTCTGATTGAAATAAATTTGCAATCCACTTTAACATTTTATTATCCTTCTATAGAACGATTAAAGGGATGCAGTAGCACCCCTATCAGTTTGGTTTTTTGTTTGAGAGTGAGCTCAAGTCTTCCCACTCCTCATCTGTGTAAGGCCACATTGGTTATCTCCTTTGGGGTTTTACAGTTTTATTTATGTCAACAACACTGTCTTTTTTGTGCAGTTGCGTTATTTTTTTGGAAAGGCTGTTATGACTTTTTCGCAACATGCTTAGAGTGTATCTTACATCCAATAAACTCATTGTAATAATCATCTCTAAAAAGAACATCTCTATCAAATTGTTCTTTTGCTTCATAATAACTCATTTCACCTTTTGTCTTGCAAAGACGAATAATTTCTCTTATGTAGTTATCACCACCTTTAGATTCAACTAAAGTCTTTACTTCTTCAGAAGAACCATAATAGTCTTTCCAATCGGATTCAGACTTTTTAGTTCTTCTTCTTGTTTTACCTTTTAGTGGGGGGAGTTTTCTTGTTGCCCAGAAATTCTTTTTACCAACGTATTTCTTGCCAGTATCAATTTCTGTTATTAGATATACAAATCCTTGATAATCTTCTGGAGCATCTTCAAACTTTTCATTTTTATATAACCACATTGTGACATCCTATAATATCTTACTGATATTTAGGTGTCATACTCATCCTCTTCTTCTAAGTCATCCATGAGGTCTGTCTCTGCACCACAGAAAGGACAGAACGACACTGTATAGTATCGTTCTTCCATATCATGTTTTATTTGGTAAGATGCTTCGCAGTCCTCACATACTATTTGTTTTCTCATGCTGCTTCAGTTTCATATACATCATCCCACTTACCACTAAGTCCAGCAACCTCATATTCGGTTACACGATTTTCAAAGAAGTTCGTATGGTCTGCACCATTTAGAACCCACTCTAACCACGGCAGGGGATTGTCTTTTACTTTATAGTTACCTTTTAGACCTAATTGAATAAGTCTTCTATCTGTTATATATCGGATATATTGTTTGACTTCTTTTTCATCCAATCCTTCGATAGGCCCAAGTTTGTATGCAAGGTCAACAAAGTTATCTTCTAGTTTAACTGCTTGACGTGCTATCTCATAAATTGTAGATTTGAATTCATCATCAACGATACGAGGATGTTCTGCACAATATGCCTTGAAGAGTTTTGATACACCTTCCACATGGATTGATTCGTCACGAATACTCCACTCAACAACTTTACCCATACCCTTCATTTTACCGAAACGTTGAAAGTTCAACAGCATTACGAATGATGCAAATAGAGCAACACCTTCATTGAATACTGACTTTGCAAGTGATAGTCCAAGTCCTTTAACAGTGTTGGGGTCTGAGTCCATCATGAACTCAATCTTATCTGCCATCTCTGTATATTCTAAGAATGCATGGTATTCTGCATCAGACAATCCAAGTGTCTCATTCAACAATGCATATGCACGTTGATGGATGCCTTCTCTTGTTGCAAATGAACCAAGCATATTTCTTACTTCGTTATTCTTAAACTTTGGAATGAACTGGTCATAGTAGTTCTGTCCAACGGCAACATCTGACTGTGTGAAAAGTCTAAGAATGTTTGTAACATACTCCTTTTCAATTGCAGTCATTTTGCCAGACTTCCAATCTGCAACGTCTTCTGACAAATCAAGTTCGTCTTCAATCCAGTGAACCTTTTCATGTCTTGTTGTGATTTCAACTGCCCAAGGATAGTGGAATGGTTTATAAGTTTCTGAGAACTCCATTAGTCCACCACCACGTTTCTTTACGAACTGTTCTGATACTGCCATGAACTGGTCATAAGTTCCAATCAGTTTATCATCAATAAAGATTTGTGGAACAGAACGAGCACCAGGCACACGTTGATAGAATGCCATACGTTCTTCTTCATTATCTAGTTTATATTCAGTAAATTCATAACCGTGTTGTTTAAACCACGACTTAGCCTTCTCACAAAATGGGCAGTGAGATTTTGAGTAAATTTCTACTTTCATTTCTTTTCCCTTATCCTTGACACGCAACGCATTCATCTTGACTCTGATTCTCCATTGTTTGAGTTTCGTAATCCTTTAGAGCGTCCCTTGTTACTTTTTGAGCAACATTCTCTGCCCGTTGAGATGTTTCGGTTCGTAGATAATACAAACCTTTTGTTCCTAGTTTCCATGCCGCAAAGTGTGTCTTGTGCAAATCTTTTTTGTCAGCACCGGCAGGGAAGAACAGATTTAATGACTGTCCTTGACACAAATATTCTTGACGGTCTGCACCTTGTTCAACAATGCACATCTGGTCAATTTCTATTGCTGTTTTGAAAACATCTTTGATTTTATCTGACAAGAAATCTAGATGTTGAACAGAACCACCATTGGTAATAATAGAACTCCAAACTTCTGGAGTATTCTGTTTTGCCTTAATTAGTTCTTCTTCCAAGTAAGAGTTCTTCACCAAGTGTGAACCAGCACGAGTTCTGTGTGTATATGCATTCGCCTTTGATGGTTCAATAGATGGTGACGTAGAAACAATAATAGAACTGTTTGCATTAGGAGCGATTGCAAGTAGGTGTGAATTGCGTCTACCAGTTCCTTGCATATCTGGTGCTTCACCTCTTTCTCTACCTAGTGTCAGTGTCTCTGCTACTGCTTCATTTTTGATAAATTTAAATACTTCACGATTCAGTTCCCTTGCTTTATCAGATTCAAAAGGAATTCGTTTTTGATGCAACAATGAGTGCCACCCCATTGCACCGAGTCCAAGACTGCGTTCTTGAGTTGCACTATATCTTGCACGAGAGATTTCATCACCAGCATTATCAATAAAGAACTGAAGAACGTTATCAAGAAAACGTATAAGGTCACGAACAATAGTAGTGTCTTTCCACTCATCAAATTTCTCCAAGTTTAGAGAAGACAAGCAACAGACTGCTGTTCTATCTTCAGATGTTGGTAGGTGAATCTCATTACATAGATTAGAACCATGAATCTTTAATCCCTTTGCCTTCATTGTATGAGGCAATGCACGATTAGCAGTATCAATAAAGTTTAGATACGGTTCACCAGTTCTGTAACGTGTTTCAAGAATCTGTTGCCACAACTTACGAGCAGGCATTGATTCACGAACTGTGTCATCATGAGGGTCAACTAAGTCCCACATCTCACCACGTTCAACAGAACGCATAAATGCATCTGTAATATTGATTGCATGGTGCAAGTTAAGGTTCTTACGGTTCACATCACCTGTAGGGACACGCATATTCAAGAATTCTATAATGTCTGGATGTGATACATCCATGTATGCCGCATAAGAACCTTTCCTTGTCTTACCCTGTCTGTATGCAGTCATATCTGCGTCTACAGTGTGAAGGAAAGGCATAGGGCCTGGCGCCTTGTCTGAGATTGCACGAACATCATTCCAGTGTCCACCAACACCACCACCTTTGACTGACAACCA